AGAACGTCCGCTAGGTGATGCAGAGATGGCAGCAGTGAATACACACGGCTTGTTTAATCTAAACGATTTCCTTCCTAAAAAGCCAGACGAAGTGGCTGTTAAAGTTCTTACAGAAATGTTTGAAGCAAGTGTAGACGGTGAAGCATACGATGCAGAACGTTGGAGCAATTACTTCCGTCCTGCAGGTATGCAAGCACGTACTGGTGATCCACAAAATAGAACACCAGCAGCAGCACCAGCAGCAGCACCAGCAGCACCAGCAGCAACTGATACAGGATGGCAAGATCCTGCTCCAGCAGCAGAAGCAGCACCACAACCTGCTCCAGCAGCAGAAGCAGCACCTGCAGAAGAAAACGCAGGCGGTGCGCAAGACATTCTTGCAATGATCAGAGCACGTCAAGGTTAATAATAGAAAGGGCTTCGGCCCTTTCATTCGTTTTTTAGAATAGGAGATAATATGGCTACTAAAGCATTCGATCCTTCAAAGTTTCGAAACAGTTTAACTAAATCAATTAAGGGTATGAGCGCAGGCTTTAACGATCCACAAGACTGGATTAGTACAGGTAACTTTGCACTTAATTATCTACTAAGTGGCGACTTTCAAAAAGGTATTCCGCTTGGTAAAGTATCAGTATTTGCCGGAGAGTCCGGTGCTGGTAAATCATATATTGTAAGCGGCAACATTGTCAAGGCAGCACAAGAACAAGGTATTTTTGTTGTTCTTATTGATAGCGAAAATGCACTTGACGAAAGTTGGTTACAAGCACTTGGCGTCGAAACAACTGACGACAAAATTCTTAAACTTAATATGGCAATGATTGACGATGTTGCTAAAACTATTAGTACATTTATGGATGACTATCGTTCAATGAACGAAGAAGACCGTCCTAAGGTATTGTTTGTAGTTGATTCGCTCGGTATGCTTATGTCACCAACTGAGGTTACTCAGTTTGAAGCAGGTGATATGAAAGGCGACTTTGGTCGTAAAGCAAAAGCACTGAAAGCCCTTGTAACTAACTGTGTTAATATGTTTGGCAGTTACAATGTAGGTATGTGCGTTACTAACCACACATATGCATCGCAGGATATGTTTGACCCAGATGATAAGATCTCAGGTGGTTCAGGCTTTGTGTATGCTTCTTCGATGGTGGTTGCTATGAAGAAACTAAAACTTAAAGTAGATGCCGAAGGTAATAAAACATCACAAGTACACGGTATTAGAGCAGCGTGTAAAGTAATGAAAACACGTTACGCTAAACCCTTTGAAGGTGTACAAGTTGAGATTCCATACGAAACAGGTATGAATCCATATTCAGGTATGTTTGATTTATTAGAAGGAAAAGGCTTACTTGAAAAACAAGGTAATCGTTACAAGTATATTGATAGTAACGGAGAAGAAACACTAGAATATCGTAAGAAATGGACAGGTGAACTACTCGAGATGGTCATGGCCGATTTACCGGCAAAAGAAGAACAAATGGTAAATATCGCTAACGCAACCGAAGAAGTTGTGGATCATAACGAGGAGCCGATCTTAGATGAATGAAGAATTTGTGGCGGATTTGTGGATGCTTTTTAAAGAGTATTTTGATAAAAAGCATATTGAAATGGCAGCTGAAAAATATGTCGACACATTAATAGATTATGGTTTAGCAGATGATCAATTACAAGAAATGTTAGGAACTGACAAACACTTAGATTATGCTATTCAATATTATTTAGAAATGGATCATAGTGACATTGACGATGATGATGAATGGGATGAGTAATGGGTTGGTACAGTCGTGTAAGTCGAAATGTAAATGAAATACCTGCAGCGATTCAGCATTTTGAATCTGAACTTATAGAAGCTAAAAAAGAGTGTAAGTTTGTAGGTAATGTTGAAAAACAAGCATCGTTAATGCCAGGTATTGTTGAACATAGATTTAATCAGTTGCAAGAAATTGAAGCCATACTAGAATATTTAAACATAGAGCTACGTAGATTACGTAGCTCGTTTTTCCGAAAGTATTTAGAAAACTATCAAAGAGCATTAAGTAGTCGTGATGTTGAAAAATATGTCGATGGCGAAGCTGATGTTGTTGACTATGAGAAAATTATTAACGATTTTGCACTAATGCGAAACAAATGGTTAGGTGTACTTAAAGCACTTGATCAAAAACAGTGGCAAATTACTAACGTTGTAAAACTCAGAGTTGCAGGAATGGAAGACGCAACTTTGTAAATAGAGTATGACCCTAACAGTTATACTTCCAGCCGCAGGCAAAGGTACTAGATTAAACTTACCTTATCCTAAAGAAATATTAAGACTAGATAAAAATCAAGCACTTATAGATTATAGTTTTGACTGGTTCAAAGACTATGATAGAAACAGTGTTGATTTTGTTGTAGTAATAAATGAATACAAAACCGAAATAGTAGAATATTTGTCAAAGTACAAACACAAATATAATATTGCTTTCGTATATCAAAATCCTAAAGAATTAGAATACACTGGTGCGATAAAAAGTGCATTTAGTTGGTTTGGAGAAGATAATGTTGTATTATTGCCTGATACTATTTTAAAATTAAAAGGCACTGAAGATTTATATACACAAGTCAAAGACAAATTAAATAACAATGAATTTGTATTCTTTTACAAAAAAGAAAAAGATCCATTGATGTTATCTACAAAAGGTGCATTACAAATGGAGAATAATATTGTAAAATATTATGAAGACAAACCTCAAACTGACTTTACAAAATTTAATGCATATTGGTGTAGCTTTGCATTTAGAGCTAGTTCGTTTATGCCTGCAATAGAATATATGGAAAAAAGCACACTAAAACAAAAGTTTAGTCCTAAACAAATGACAGCTACTCCGTTTTATAATTCAGAAGGTATCGAAGTTAATGACTATATAGACTTAGGTACGTGGAATGAAATACGTAGATTGTTAGCAGAATATCAGGAAGAATAATGTATTTTTATGTTGGTGATAAAGAACACAATAGATATAGTTTTAGATCAAGAGGAACTTTATTACTTGAAAATATGGATAGTAATAATAATGGGCTTATTACAGATATAAATCAAATACAACATAATGACAATAGATTATTTGTATTTGGTAAAAAATTTACAAATGAAATATTAGATGTATTGATAGAAAAAAATGCAAAATTTATTTGTGATATATCTGACTATAAATTTTATAAACAAGATGTAATAAATTTATATACAAAGGCTGCAAAGTATTGTAAGTTTTTTGTTGCTACTTGTGAATATCTAGCAAAAGATGTAGAAAGATTATTTAAAAACAAATGTTATGTTATAGCAGACTTAACAGAAAGAAAACAAAGCAAGCCAACAAAAAAAGTGTTTACAAAAACCGACATTGTAAAACTTGTATGTTATGGAGCAAGAAAAAATATTCATAAAGTAAACTTTGATATGATACTTGCTAATATGAAAACTATACATCCAAACGTACATATAGATGTTGTTACAAATAAAAATATAGACGATCCAAGTTGGTGGACAGATTGGAGTTATGAAACACAAGAAGAAATGGTCAATAATAGCGATGCTATTTTGTTGCCAATTTTTTACAAAGACAAAATAGAAAAATTTGTAAAAGGTAAAGGAAACAACAGACCAATTGATGCACTACAGCAAGGAAAGTTTGTTATCACACAAAGTTACATACCAAGTTATGTTGACTTGCAAGATTACATTTGGACAGGTAATTTAACAGCAGGATTTCAATACTTTGTACATAATCCAGAAGAAGTTTATCAAAAAGTTTTAATGGGCCAAGACCATATTACTAAGTACTATACACCAATTAAAGTAGTAGATAAATGGCTTGAGCTAGAAAGAATTATTAATGAAAAAAGTTCATAATTATTATTTGCCAGATACAGATATACACTTTGAAAAAATGATAAACAAGCGTATTAGTCAAGGCGGGCCTCCTGAATATCAAGATGATGTTAGAAACGCAGCATACAAATATGTTAAAGAATTTAATACAGCAATTGATGTTGGTGCAAATGTAGGATTATGGACTGTTCCTCTGTCAAAGAAATTTAACAAAGTAATTTCGTTTGAACCTATGGCACAAGTTTTTGAATGCTTAATAGAAAATACAACAGGTATTGAAAATGTTATTATCAATAATTTTGCACTAGGTAGTGAACAAAAAAACGTAGCTATGACTTATGATCCAAACAATACAGGAAACAGTTTTATCAACGGTAAAGAAGGCGACATTAAAGTAAAAACACTTGATCAAAGTTTTATGCCTCCATTTGAACTAATAAAAATTGATTGCGAAAGACACGAATTAGAAGTTTTAAAGGGTGGTATAAACACTCTAAAAAAATACAAGCCCATTGTAATAGTCGAACAACATCCTGATACAAAATACTGTGCAGGAGAATTTTTGAAATCACACGGTGCTGTTGAATTAACAAACGTTAGGAAAGATTTTATTTTTGGATGGTAAAATTGTAATTGTAACTGGAGGATTTGATCCGTTACATAGTGGACACATTGAGTATTTTAAATCAGCACGTTCTTTGGGCGATAAATTAGTTGTAGGGCTTAATAGTGATACGTGGCTTGAGAATAAAAAAGGTCGTGCATTTATGCCGTTTGAAGAACGTGCAAATATTGTCAAACATCTTGAAATGGTTGACGATGTTATGCTAGTCGAAGACGACGAAACTGGCGGCACAACAAAAGCAATTGGATATCTTTTACAAACAACAACTGGTAAACTTATTGTTGCAAACGGTGGGGATAGAGTTGAAGGCGAAATTCCAGAACAAGCAACATACGGCGATCATCCAGACGTAGAGTTTGTATTTGGTGTTGGCGGCGAAGATAAAAAGAATAGTAGTAGTTGGATACTCAAAGAATGGAGTCAGCCTACTACAGAACGTGCGTGGGGCGAATACAAAATATTAGACAAAGGCAATGGCTGGCAAGTTAAACAACTTGAGTTTTATCACGGCAAAGCATTAAGTGACCAAAGACACTTTAAACGTAGTGAACACTGGCACGTTGTAGATGGAGTAATTAATATGTTCCTAGAAGATAAGCAAGGTAATAAAACAAGCACATTGTTAGTACCAGGAGATAGTATTGACATCCCAGTAGGCTATTGGCACAAAGCTGTAAATTTAGATAATAAATCTGCAAAAGTTATTGAAGTATGGATTGGCAATAATTTAACCGAAAATGATATAGAAAGAAGAGACTAATGACCGAACCCCTTAAAGTATTTGTAGGATGGGATAGCAGAGAAGATATTGCATTCCAAGTTTGTAAACAAAGTATTTTAGAACACGCCAGTGTACCTGTAAAAGTTATACCTTTGAAACAAGATGATTTAAGAAAAAAAGATCTCTACAATAGACCTATTGATGCACTTGCAAGTACAGAATTCACATTTACAAGATTTTTAGTTCCTTACTTAATGGGATATCAAGGATGGGCATTGTTTATAGATTGTGATTTTGTGTTTTTAGATGATGTTAAAAAATTATTCGATCAGATTAATAACAAATATGCTGTAATGTGTGCGCAACACGACTATACGCCCAAAGAAGGCACAAAAATGGATGGGCAAGTTCAAACAGTTTATCCACGTAAGAACTGGTCAAGTATGATGCTAATAAATTGTGGCTCTTATACAAACGGTGTATTAACCAAAGAACTTGTAAACGATCCTTTAAAAACTGGCGCATATTTTCATAGATTTAGTTGGGTGCCTGATGCCGAAGTAGGAGAATTAAGTCACGAGTGGAATTGGCTTGTAGGATGGTATAACGAACCAAAAGATGGAAGACCAAAAGCATTGCACTATACTGAAGGCGGGCCCTGGTTTAAACAATACGAAGACTGCGAGTATGCCAAGGAATGGTACAAAGCAAAAGGTAAGTACTTTGAAAACGCCTATGTACACGCAAATGCCAAAGCCTCAAGCTTAGGCGAAAAAAGAAAACGTGATAGAGAAATAGACATAAGTGAAAGAATACATCCAACAAATTTAATAATGGATGATCAAAAAAAAAATTAATTGAAAAATTTTTTAACTATCTTAAAGATCCAGATGGTAATTTTTACGATACAAATTTTAAGGAGGATTTAATGGCAATACGAGGTGATAGAGTAGCAGCAATCTTTCCTGATTCTGACGATGAAGATGGCAATTTTAACCCACAAAAAAAAGGATACGAGTTTGATGAATACTTAGAAGCATTAGTACAGGGCATTCCTAAAGGTATGCTTAGTACTTGGGAACAAGAAAAAACATCAAATGTTCCTTTACTTATAAGAGGCTTAGGTAAAAAGAGTCAATTAGCTATAAAAAACTGCTGGGAAAAACAACAAACATTTTATGCAATTGATAGTGGGTATTTAGGCAATGAAAGAACTAAAAGTAAAGTATGGCATCGTATAACTAAAAATGCTTTACAAAATTTAGGACCTATCAAAGATAGAGCAAATGACAGGATGAATAAAATAGGTTACAAATACCTTAAATTTCATCCAGGAAGTAAAATATTAATTTGTCCGCCTAGTGAGAAAGTTATGAAATTTTGGGATCAACCTACACCTGAAGAATGGACACAACAAACTATTAAAGAGTTGAAACGTTACACAGACAGACCGATTGAGGTAAGGTTAAAACCTAAACGTAACGAAAGAATAGCAGATGGTAATATTGTACACGCTTTGCAAAATGACGTACACTGTGTAGTTACATATAATAGTATTGCAGCAACTGAAGCATTACTTAATGGTAAACCTGCTATTGCTTTAGGACCCAATGCTGCAACTGTGTTATGTAATACAAGTTTATCCGAAGTTGAAAATTTAAATACTTTTGATAAATTGACAATTGAAGGATATGCTGCACATCTAACATATTGTCAATTTACAAAACAAGAAATGCAAGACGGAACGGCGTGGCGAATTTTAAATGAAAGTAGTTAATTATCTAACTAGTGTTCCTAGAGGTAATACCAATAAGCAAAAAGAAGAATTGCTTATGAAATTTCATAATGGTGTGCAACGTACTGGCGACGATTCTCATTTGCATAGAGAATATTTTACCGTAGACTGCGATGCGGCACTTATACAAGGATGGGTATATAATGATACTACACCATCACATTTAAGTTTACGCAAAAAGGTTATAGAACATCAACAAAAAACAAACAGATACACAATAGTTGCTGATGCAAATTTGTTTTTGTATGCAAATAAGATTAATCCTCAAGGCTATTTGCGTTATAGTTTGAACGGTGTTTTTCCAGATACGGGAATTTATTGTGATAATAATATTGATGAAACAAGATGGAATCAAATATCTATCAATACAGGAATACGTTTAGAAGAAAACAAAAAAAACGGAAGTCATATTCTTATACTTTTGCAAAGACAAGGCGGCTGGAGTATGGGCGGAGAAAACGTAATTGATTGGACAAACAAAACTATTAGACAAATTAGAAAAGCAGGATGTGATCGAATGATTAGAATCAGACCGCATCCGGGTTGTAAAAAATCTAAACAATTTTTAAACCCAAGAACTAATCCTTTTTATAAATTAAACAAAGTTATGATATGCGATCCTGCCAACAGATTAGAAAATGACTTAAAAAATTGTTATGCAGTTGTTAATAAAAATAGTAGTGGTATAGTAGGGCCAATTATAAAAGGATATAATGCCTTTGTTACAGAGCCAAATAAAAGTCAATGTTCAGAAGTAAGCAATCATAATTTACAAGATATAGAAAACCCAAAAACTTTTGATAGATTAAAATGGTTACAAAGAATTAGTATGTTTCATTGGAATTTTAGTGAACTCGAAACAGGACAATGCTGGAGTCATATAAAAAATTACGTCCAGTAACTTTCGGTTCTTTTTACCATTATATCTTTAGGTAAACTTTTACCAGTATTCTTCCTATCACCTTTCATATGATCTATCCATCTACCAAGTTCAGTGTTAATTAACGGATGTCCACCGCCGCCAGTTTTTGCTTCTTTCAAATACATATCGGCACTATAATCCAATACATTATTGTCAATTTTTGTTAGTTGGTTTAAAATGTGTCCAAAAACAAAACTATCGTGCCATTCTTCTAATTCAAAAATACCGTTTTCGGCTTCTTCATAAAATCTTTCAAACTCTTTTATAAATTGTATACACATTGGATGGTTTTTATTTAATCCATAAAACCCGCACTCCGGCCAAGTTTGCGAACCTTTACCTCTACCTACATATGTAATCCATTTATCGTCTGGCAACAATTTTTTAAATTGTTTGTAACTCCACTTATTATGTACAAATGTATCGGCGTCCATCCACACACACCAATCTGTGCTTTTTTCAAATGCATCAAAAACAGCATAAACTTTGTTTGCAAAACGAATTGCATTCCATTTAAACTCTTTATGCCAATCTCTTGGTCTACGTGCTTTAATATCAGCAGGCGGTATACCATTTGCTTTTGGTATATCTTTCCAACGCTGTTTAAATTTATTTAATTTAGGAAGTTCTCTGGTTGCTTGTATTTCTATTATTTGCGATCTATTAGTTATAGCAGGAAAACAATTCTCTGCATAAACAAGTAAATTTATGTTTGGATCAACATTTTCAGCAAAACTATCTAGGAAACGTTGTCCGTATTTGTCTAGTCCTTGTTTATGAAATGTTGTTACCACAGTTATGTTTGCCATATTTCTTCCTTGTTAAATAGTACTGGAGTATTTAAGTATGAAATTTAAATTATGGAATGAATATGGAGCAATGAATTCAAAGCCAGTATTTGATGCTTTTAAAAATAGTTTGCTTAATGCAGGACATAGTTTGTCTGACAATGATTCAATAGGCAGTGCTGATGTACACGTAATATGGAGTGTATTATTTGCCGGAAGAATGACTCCAAATAGGCATATATGGAACGTATGTAAAAAACAAAATAAGCCTGTTATTGTACTTGAAGTAGGTGGTATAAAACGTGGAACAACTTGGAAGGTAGGACTAAATGGAATTAATCGTGACGCTTATTTTGGTGGACTTCATAATAATAGTTCTCGCGCTGATTCTCTTGGGTTATTTCTAAAACCTTGGAAGACAAGCGGAACTCATATTTTAATTTGTGGACAACACGATAAAAGTTTACAATGGGAAAATATGCCACGTATGAGTAATTGGTTGATGAGTATAATTGACGAAATAAAAAGTTATACAGATATGCCTATTGTGTTTCGGCCACATCCTAGATGCAGATTAGAACATATAGAAAGGCAATACCAAAATGTTTATAGAGACGAACCTGTAAAACTTGATAACACATATGACGACTTTAACCTTAGTTTCAAAGATGTTTTTGCAGTGGTTAATTGGAGTAGTAATCCCGGTGTGCAAGCAGCAATTGCAGGCATACCTGTTTTTACAGGACCGAGTAGTTTGGCTTATGAAGTAGCAAATCAAGAATTGTCGCAGATAAAAAATCCAATCACACCCGAAAGACAACAATGGTTAAATGATTATGCTTGGACAGAATATACCATAGATGAAATAGAAAAGGGTATTCCTTTAAATAGATTGACTAATCATTTATAATCTGTTATAGTTAAATTATGAATGAAATACAATACATCGAAGACTTGTTAGCGTGTGTCTTAGGCAAATGGGGACACACTTTCGCATTGAGAGATTCTGACTTATCGTTATTGAATAGTTTTGATAGACAAATTGTTAAGGGTGTTGCTCTCACAGATAGACAATATAATTTACTAAAATTAAAATTAGAAATATATACAAAACAATTTGAAAAAAATAACATACCTAATTGGAGTGCTGCATTACAAAGTATAAGCACTGAGTTTAGAGAAATAGATAGATCAAAATATATATCACTTGTTGAATTTGATAATATTGTTAAAAATAGTAGATCACATTATTCATTAAAAGAAGGACTATATATAAAAATTAGATTTCCTTTTAATAAAAAATATATAACAAAGTTAGAGTCAATTATACATAGTAACAATAATAAAACATACTTTCACGAAAAAAACTCTCACGAACATTATTTTAAATTTACTGCATTAAATTGTTACAAATTACATTCAGCATTTCCTGATTGGCAAATTGATCAAACTATTACAGATGTATCTAAAAAAGTACAGCAAATTTATGATAATAAAGATGCATTTATTCCCCAATATAAAAATAATAAATTTTTAAATGTAGATACAAATGTTGCTACGCAATTACAATCGACTGAAAAATTAAAAATTGCAGATTTATCTATTGCGTATGGGTTTTACGTTTCTGATATACAAGACAATACATTATTAGATAAGATTGCATATCGCAAACAACCAACTGTACTTGCTAACATTGAAACAAATAGTTTATACGATATAGTAAATTGTATAGATTATTTAGAAAGATATCCTTTGATAGTTTGTATAGATAAAGACGATGCATTTGATCAAGTTAAAGAAATGCATACAGCAATATCAAAATACGTTCCAAATAATTTACAAAGTGTTATGTTTAGAGTTGAAAGTAGTGATAAAAAAAATAATCAACTGAATAATTTTGTTAAAGAAAATATTCTTAACAACTGGGTAGACAAAACAACAAAAGTAGTGTATATTAAAAAAGATAAACTACCTAAAGTTTTACTTAAAACAGATTTTAAGCCACGAACAGCAGTTTGTAAATCTAGCTTACGTTCTAATAGATTAGTAACTAATTATGTAAATTTTAATTGCGATTTGATAGTTTACAATGATATAAGTTTAAGTAGTTTTACTGAAACATACTATACCAAAGGATTTAATAATTGGCAACTTGTAGATTAATAATTGAAGACGAAGTAAATATTAAACTAGAAGGACTAGAAGTCGATGTTCGGCGGAAGTTGTCAAATGCTCTCAAGTTCGATGTGCCATATGCAAGATATATGCCGCAGTACAAACTAGGACGTTGGGACGGCAAGGTTGCTTTCTTTGGCATAGGCGGTACTGGCTATGTTAATCATCTTGATGTTGTACAAGAAGTACTTGCTAAGAACAGAGTACAAATTGTTGACATTGATGATAGACGTCATCCAATACAATTAAACTTCAAACCAGTCACAGAAACATACTGGAAAGACCAAGGCGTTGTATGGCCTGAAGGACATCCAGCAGAAGGCGAAGATATTATTCTACGTGACTATCAAGTAGAAGCAATTAACAATTTCTTAGAAAATCCACAGAGCTTGCAACAGATTGCTACTGGTGCAGGCAAAACAATTACCACAGCAACGCTGTCACACATAAGCGAGCCGTATGGCAGAAGTCTTGTGATTGTTCCTAACAAGTCGTTGGTAGAACAAACAGAAGAGGACTATATTAACTGCGGCTTGGATGTAGGGGTGTACTTCGGAGACAGGAAGAACCTAGGTAAGACTCACACTATTTGCACTTGGCAGAGTTTGAATATACTCGACAAGAAGAACAAGGACGGATCAGCAGTGTTATCACTTGCAGAGTTCTTGGAAGGTGTAAGCACTATTATTGTTGACGAAGTACACCAAGCTAAAGCAGAAGTTCTCAAGAACTTGCTTACACGCAACCTACGTAATGCACCCATACGTTGGGGACTAACTGGTACAGTACCTAAAGAGAAGTTTGAGTTTGAAAGCATACACGCTTCATTGGGTCCAGTTATTGGAAACATTAGTGCTAAAGAATTGCAAGACAAAGGTGTACTATCGCAATGTCACGTAAATATTGTGCAACTTATTGATACAGTAGCACACAGAGGTTATCAGGAAGAATTAAAATATCTTGTAACAAATCAAGATAGAATAAATTATTTAGGCAAATTATTAAAAACAGTAAAAGAATCAGGCAATACTTTAATACTTGTAGATAGGATTAGTGCAGGTGAAATGTTAGCAGAACTAATACCCGATAGCACATTTGTTAGCGGTAGTGTTAAAGTAAAAGACAGAAAAGAAACTTACGACGAAATTAAAGAAGGTACAAACAAAGTTATTATTGCAACATACGGCGTTGCAGCAGTTGGCTTAAACATACCTAGAATTTTCAATCTTGTTCTTATAGAGCCAGGAAAGAGTTTTGTTCGAGTTATACAAAGCATAGGCAGAGGCGTTCGAAAGGCAAAAGACAAAGACTTCGTACAAATATGGGATCTTACAAGCACTTGTAAGTTTGCGAAGCGGCACCTTACCCAACGTAAAAAGTTTTATAAGGAAGCACAATACCCATTCACAATAGAAAAAGTGGATTGGAAATAAATGAATATTTTAACATTAGAAAACAAAAGTTTTAATTTAAATACAGTACCAGAAGAAGTAGACGATTCAGTAAGATTTAGTGTGCTAGATAATAGTAATCCTCAAGATCCAGATTTCTTTTTTATCCCATTAATTTTTTTAGAAAGCTTTAGTTCACCGGCAGTTGTACTTGAAATAAATAATAAGCAGATAACAATGCCATTGGATTGGTGTTTAGCAGTGGGTTGTAGTCAAGCAGGAAGTGACTTAGAAGTACTACCACTAACAAGTTTAAATCAAAGAGGGTTTGAAGCATACCTTTTTAACCCGTTAACAAGTAGTAACCCAAAATTTGGAACAATAGAAATAGTAAATTTTTACAATGATGTAAAATGGTATTTTCCAAAGCTTAAAACAGGTCAACTTTTAAGTGTTCCAATAGAAGAAGGCGATAATCCGTATTGTGCCTTTTTTGTAAAAGATATAAACCGCCAAAGTGAAGTTATTGACTTTGGAAAATTGTTATAGGAGATTAATATGAAAGCAGGAAAGATTTGGGGACAAACTGAACTTATCCACGCTAACGGTGTACTAGAGTTTCACCGGATTGAATTCAAAGGTGGCTACAAGTGTAGCGAACACGAACATCAATTTAAATGGAACGGATTTTTTGTCGAGTCGGGAAAAATGCTAGTTCGTGTATGGCAAAAAGATTACGACTTAGTAGATGAAACTATTCTTGGTCCAGGAGACTTTACACAAGTCAAGCCAGGAGTAATTCATCAGTTCGAAGGATTAGAAGACGGTATTGCTTTTGAACTGTATTGGGCTGAGTTTAATCACAATGATATTGTAAGAAGGTCTGTTGGTACAACTGTATGAGTTTATCAAAAGAATATCTAGATCAACTTTCGCATCTGCATAACACAACTAAATTCGGAAGTGGTGGAACAAACTTACCTAAAACAATTTTGCCTTATTTAGAAAAAATAAAAAGCTTATTGGATTTTGGAAGTGGAAAGGGATTCTTTTCTAATACTGTAAAAGAACATTATAAAGATATTAATTTATATACATACGATCCTGTAACATCTTGTATAGATTTACCAACTACTGTTGATATGACATATAGTAGCGATGTCCTAGAACACATAGAGCCGGCATATCTTGAAGAAACACTAGATATGCTTTTTAATATTACAACAAAATATCAATATCATTTAATTGCTTGTCATCCAGCAAAGAAAAAACTAAAAGACGGAAGAAATGCTCATTTAATTGTAGAAACACCTGACTGGTGGAAAAACAAACTTTCAAAATATAACTGGAAGATTGTGTTTGAAAAAGTTAAAGAAAAAGAAAAATTTATACAAGGACAGCAAATACATATGGTTAAGTATATTGTTTTGTTAGAAAAAAATGAGTAAACTTGTTACAGGGGAAGCATTGATTTACGAACGTGCAAACGGAGTAGTTTGGGCAAGGTATCGAGATCCTCCTCATAACACTAAACCAAGATGGATTATCGGAGGAGATCCGGGTGCAGTTGCCAGAGCGCAAGGTGAGTTGTTGGATTATGGTAGTTGGAAAGAACTATGTGAACTAGCATTACAAAACAAAACTTTGATGAAACAACTTGATAAACTAGTAACAACTTACTATCTTATAAAGGAATCAAAATGAGAATTATTGCAGGACCGTGTCAGCACGAGACATTAGCACAAAGTTCAGAAATTGCACGTGAATGTAAACGAGTATGTGATAGGTATAACATTGAATATTACTTTAAGGCAAGTTTTGATAAGGCAAACCGTAGTAGTATGCAAGGCAAACGTGGTGCCGGCTTTGGACCTACTATGACAGATTTCAAAGCGATCAAAGAAAAATTCAATGTAAAAACATTAACTGATGTACATACTATAGAACAAATACACAAAATAGATATGTTAGGAGATGTTGTAGATGTATTACAGATACCTGCATTCTTGTGTAGACAGACTGACTTAATCAAAGCGGCCTGTGCTACAGATAAAATTGTTAATATTAAAAAAGGACAGTTCCTTGCACCCTGGGACGTCAAAGGCATTTTATCTAAAACAGAAGGTGCCAAAGAAGTTTGGATAACTGAAAGGGGAACAAGTTTTGGTTACAATAATCTTGTCGTTGACTTTACTGGTTTGCAGTATATGCTTGACACTTATAACACTCCAATTGTGTACGATATTAGCCACTCGTGCCAAAAGCCCGGAGGACTTGGGGAATCTAGTGGTGGCAACAGGGATTATATTCCTGGTCTGGCTAGGGCAAGCAGTGCTCTTGGGATTACAAATTTTTTCATAGAAGTACATAAAGATCCTGATGCTGCACCAAGCGATGGTCCTAATATGTTGTACCTAAAAGATTTTGAAGACGTAGTTAAGCAGATATATCACTGCTACAGAGCAGGCAATAGCTGGCATTGGATGTGATGAAAAATGTTGCTGTATTAATTGATTTTTGGGTAGACAAAAATTCTAACTTAGATCTATTTACTAAACTTACACACAAAAAATGGATAAAAGAAATTGACACCAATAAAACAATCGATACAGTTATTGTTGCTTCATATGATGTTATAAAAAAAGAATGGAAAACACCAATAGCATTAGACACAAGAAAATTCGTAGGAAGTGATAATTGGAATAAAAAAATAAAAAACATTGATTACGATAAAATGCATAATGGTAGAAGAGATCACTTAACAAATCCAGAAGTATGGAGGTTGACAAAAACAAAAAATGTGTATACAATACATTATCCTTGGGAGTTTCAAAACATTGATGAAATACAATCAGTTTATATGTACGGAGCAGCCTGGGATATTTGTGTTCGAGACAGACCGCTAGGATTTAACTTTTGGTTACATAAGACAAAGGCAAAAGTAATGTTAACAAAAAATAGTTGTAAGTTTAGCAATCAAACTTACGTAGATTTTAACGCTATTCCTACTGTACAAAAGGTACAGGATAATTTGTACGAAATGATAAGGATGTAAAATGACAACAGCAATATTAATCCCTGCAAGATATGCAAGCACAAGATTTCCTGGTAAAATGATGGCACCACTAAATGGAGTTCCTTTAGTAGAGGTTGTTTACAATAAATGTGCAGCTACAGGACTAGATACATATGTTCTCACAGATGCACAAGAAGTGTACAATCATATAGGCGCTGGTAAGTGCATTATGACACAACAAGCAGAAAATGGCACCGAACGTTGTATGCAAGCAATTGACGAAGTACTACAATACGATAGATATATAAATGTGCAAGGAGATATGCCAGATATTACAGCACAAATAATACTTGCAGTTGAAAATGAATTACATAGAAGCGATGTAGCAACGGCATATACACCTATGGATTTTAACTTGCGAAATGATCCAAACAGTGTTAAAATGATACACAGCAGGGGCAGAGCACATTGGTTTTTACGTGCTAGTTTAGAATATGGCGATCATCATTTAGGTATATATGGTTATAATAGAGAAGCAAAGGCTATGTATAATGCAAGTACAAAATTTGTAGAAGAAGATATTGAAAAACTAGAGCAGTTACGTTGGATACAAAATGGTGTACGTATAGGCGTAGTTGAAGTAGAATTTAATGGTATAGAAATAAACACACCAGCAGATTTAGAAAAGTGGGAAAAAAATAATGGCTAAAGAAATAATTGTTAAAGAAGATAAAAAATTAATCGAACAATGGTTAAAAAATAATAAAATTACAATTTGTGAAGCGGGTGCTATCACTGAAGATATTGTATATACATTTGGTTCAAAGAAAAAGAAAGCGCCAGCAAAAAATGCCAAATAAAGAATTAGATCTTTTTAAAGAACTTATTCCTGCTATTGATATGGGCATTAAAGAGTTGTATGATGCAGCAAGTGAAGATGGCAAGAAAGATATAAAACTTGACTTATGGAACTTGAACCGTTATATTAGTAGTGTAAAAGGCAATTACGAAAAGACCGCATTAGCATTGTTTAAAGTTAATGAATACTACAACAAAAATTGGAATGTGCTCGGCGGTACTAATCACGTGAAGTTACAATGGCAATTATTATGCGTTGCAGGTAAAACAGGAAAGAAACAGTTTCATCCTTGGATTGGACTCAAAAAGAAAAAAGACGACAGCAGCAAAGCAGTAAAATTATTATCAAACATATATCCTGAAATGAAAATGGACGAGGTAGAAACCCTTGCTAGAATATCTACAAAAAAAGAAATTAAACAACTCGCCCTTGAATACGGTTACGAAAAAGTTGACATCTAAATATACTTGTGAATATTGTAATAAGAGTTATGTTAAAGAAAGCACACTCTTAGCGCATATGTGTGAGCCCAAAAGACGCTGGCTACAAAAAGATGAAAAACGTGTTACCCTAGGATTTTATGCATTTCAAAGATTTTACACATTAAGTGCAGGACATAAAAAAGATAAAACATATGAAGAATTTGTTAAGTCATCATTTTACAATGCTTTTGTTAAGTTTGGCAGTTTTGTTAATAACGTGCGTCCTTTGTATCCTGACAAATATATCGATTATGTTGTTACTAGTAATGTAAAACTTGATCACTGGTGTCGTGATGAAATGTATGAAAAATATGCAATTGAACTTATTCGCAAAGAAGGAGTTGAAACCGCATTAGAACGCTCAATAAATACTATGGCTGAATGGAGTAAAGAAAAAAATAGTTCATATAATCACTACTTTTTATATGCAAGTACAAATAGAATAACCTGGGATATTAAAGATGGTAAAATTTCTCCTTGGCTGGTACTAAACTGTAATAGTGGTAAAAAAGTTTTAAACGAACTTAATGACGAACAATTAGGAATGTTAAACAATGTACTAGATCCTCAGCACTGGGCATTAAGATTTAAACGACAGCCAAAAGATGTTGAACTTGTAAAACAAGTTGTGAAAGAAGCAAAACTATGAGGAGTAAATAAATGCCAGATATTGATATAGATTTTGCAGACAGAGATGTGATACTATCACAGCTAAAACATCGTGTGGCAAAACTAGATACAGGCAAGAAGCACAACACTGGTGTTTACACTACAGAGATTCCGCATAATCCTATAGATGGCATAAGTACTATTGAACATAAGACTGCGGAAGAACGTGGCTACTTCAAACTAGACTTCCTTAATGTAAGCATCTACAAAGATATACGCAACGAGGAACATCTCACAGAATTAATGGAAAGGACACCACTATGGCAACTTCTGGAGCACAAAGACTTCGTAGACAAAGTTTTTCATCTCTCAGGACACGACAAACTGTTGAAACAATTGAAGCCCACATCGGTAGAACAATTGGCTGCTACCCTTGCGATTATAAGGCCTGCCAAGCGGCATTTGGCAAATCAAAGTTGGGAAGAAATCTTAAAAGACGTTTGGATAAAACCAACCAACGGTGAATATTACTTTAAGAAGGCACACGCATTTGCTTATGCAATGAGTGTTATAGTACATATCAATTTATTGTGTGAATTAGCGTTTTCTTAAAACTTGTACGCTTTTTCTTTTTATTCTTTTGTTTGATAAATTATTTAAATTGACACAAGGGCCTACAGATATTTTTACATCTTTTGTATTCATAGTCATCATTGAATAATTAAAAGGTAACATTTCTGATTTTAAAAATATATTAATTGGAATCATTCTGTTTGATTCCCACCACCAAACTTCACCAAGTTCTAAAAAATACTTTTTTTCTTGATCTGTTTTTAATTTATTAAAAACATACATTGTTGTCACAAAGGTATCTTGATTTGAAACGATACCTACATATTCGTTACCACCGTAAGCAACAACACTTACATATGGAAATTTTTTTTCAATATCTTTCAATAACATTTTTTCTCATTATATTTAATAAATATGTATATAGTTATAGGATCCTTTATGCAACTAATACCAAGATATTTATACAAAAATCAAATTGACGTTGTATCAAACGATGTAGGATTCATTGTGGAGTATAGACCAGTGTATAGTAGACAAGTAAAAGTATATAAGGGCGTTGACAATAAAGTACAATTTAGAATGCTCAACGCTGATCAGAAGCCAATTGATATTAACGGTAAGGTAGTAAAATTTGAAGCATTTGATGAAGAGAAAGATCAAGTATTGCTTTATGATGCAACCATATTAGATGACGGATCAACTAAAGCAACCAAAGGTTTGTTTTATGTAACGATAACCGAGAATGATTTATTGCCATTGCCGTCGCAATATTTAAGCTACACAATCTACCTACTAGAAACGTGCGATACAAGAGAAGTCACATACACCAACAGAGGCTTTGATGCCTGTGGACACATATATGTAGATGATTGTACACATCCTACAATACGCAGTAGCAACAAAGTTATTAACTGGTTGCCCACAAATGAAACGTGGATTGCTGGGTACGACGATGCAAACAGAATCACTGCACAACCTAAAATTAATAAAAACGAAGCTGTACATACTGTTGCTTTCTATACCGATGCTTACAATGATAAAGGATATATAGGAAACGTGGAAATACAAGGAACTTTAGATAATCAAGTCACCGGATCAAATGATTGGTACACTATTGACACTATTGCATTTGATGGCACTGAAGTTCGACCTGTGCTAAATGTGTTTAAAGGCGTTTATTCGTATTTGCGCTTTATAGCAGATACAGATCCTGAAGAAAAGTTGTTAAAGATTTTGGTGAGAAACTAATAAAAAACCAGTATGGATAAATATAAGTATGAGTAACAGTGAGACAATATTATCATTACAATCACACCCAGGAGACAGTAGTGAACAAACTATTAGGGGTGATAAGTTTAAAGGCGACGGATATTATAGCCGAGATGACGGTTTACACACTGTTCAAGTCAGACTGACAAACTTTGTAGGCATCATTGAAATAGAAGGAACACTCGGAGTTGATCCACAAGATCCGTTCTATACTAATTGTAATGACGGAACAGATTGGACTCCCGTTTTAAGTGATAAACCTGTTTGTGTTTCTACCACAGGATTATGGCAAAGCGAAATAGTACCATTCAAACTACAATATGACGAGCCAGAAACAAGTATTAAAATTTATAACTTTGTAGGCAACTACACTTGGGTACGTGCATATATCACACGTTGGGTAGGCGGTACAATTAATAGTATTAAGATGAATCATTAAGGAATAACAATGAGTTTTGAATTAGTAAATGTAGGATCAGGAAAACTCGCAACAGACGGCGAATGTATTCGTGATGCCTTTGTAAAAATTAACAGCAATTTTACTAATGTATTTACGCTTATTGGCATTACACAAAACGTTATTACTGTTGATATTGATAATACAATAACTACAACACAAAATATTAATCTGCAAAACAGCAGTAATCAAACTGTAGTACAATTACAAGTTGATCTAAGCAACAACCTTACTGTAAATGTTGATCAAAGCATAATTATGACAATTGCTAATCAACTCAATATGACAGCAGAAAATGAAATCAATATTGTTTCAACATCTGGTGACATTAACATTACAACCGTTAACAACGATATTGTAATGACTGCTGATAATATTAATTTAAATAATCAACTTATAATTAACAACACAACTACTGAATTAAATATTCCTTCAATATCTTCGCCAACCAATGATAATGCAATAACATTTAACAATAATGATATAGACATTGTGTTAGCAGGACCGACATACGGCGATATTAACATCAATGCAGTTACAGGCGATGTAGTAGTAACAGGTGCTACAAACATAAACAATATTTTTAGTATAGATTTGTCTAATAATATTAATATGGGACTTAACGATGCAATTGCTATTGACTCAAGTGGCAATGTTACTATAAATGAATTTTTTATAATAAATGCAAACAATACTGTTAACTATAACGATTTGTTTACGTTAGATAACACTAACCAAGCAACATTAGGTGTTAACGAAGCTGTCACTGTAAGTGGCGCACAAGTTGTTACAATTAATGGAAATATAATACAACAAAACGGCAACATTAATTTTAACAACTTGGTAGAAATAGATGTAACAAATACAGAGGTTACAATCGGCGGTTCTGCTGTAACTATTGATAATTCTTCAACAAATGTTTTAAATATTGATGCTAGTCAAAACTTTATTACTAATTCAACAAGCATTAATATGAACAACGTGTTAACAATTGATAACAGTAACAATGTTACACTTAACAGCAATTCTACAAATATACAAAATACAATTAACATAGACAACGGCGATAGAGTTACTATTGAATCTACAACTTGGAATATTGAAAATAACAATATTCAAACAATGAATGTTGATATATCAAATAATGTAACAATGACAACTGCAAATTATGATATTGACACAACAAATAATTTTACTGTAAACAACGCACTAACAATTGATAACAGCAATAATGTTACAATGACAACAAATACATTTGATATAGATACCACTAATGATTTTACTATAAACAATGCATTTACAATTGATAACAGTAACAATGTAACATATACAGCAAACACATATAATTTAAACAATGTATTAACCATTGACGCAAGTAACAATGTATCATTTGTTTCAAACACGTATGACATTACAAACAACAGTGTAAAAGTAATGAATGTTGACAACAGCAATAATATTGATATGATATCTAACTCATACGATATAACAAACAATAGTGTTAATGTTTTTTCTGTAAGTAATACAAATACTATGGTATTGAATAATGCAATTACTATTGATGCAAGTAAAAATATTACGTATGATAATGGTACAACAATTAACTTTGGTGCAGGAGATGTAAATTTTGGATCAGGTAACTTAGATTTTGGTAGTAGTACATTAAGCAATCTTGGAGTAAATGATCTTGATACATTCAATATTACAGCGCCTGCAAATAATGCTTTAATGGCTTGGAATAATGCAGCAGGTGAATGGCAAGATATACAATTAGCACCACAAGTTTACACAAGCGGTAGTGACTTGGTACTTGATGGAGGAGCTCCATAATGGCAGTAACATTACAAATAAGAAGAGGTACAGCGGCTCAGTGGACAGCAGCAAATACAGTTTTAGCAGCTGGTGAACAAGGCTACGAAACAGACACTGGGTTTATTAAAGTAGGTGACGGTACAACTGCTTGGACTGCATTGGCTTATGCAATCAAAGGTAGTTTTGACGATATTAGTATCACAACAAATTCACCATCCGGAAACGGTTCGTTATCATTTGCAGCAGGTACTTCTACATTTACATTTACACCTGCAGATAGTAGTAACAAAATAGAGTTAACAGATATTAGTATAGGCTCAAATGCAAGTGCAAGTGGTACAGGAGGTGTTGCATACGACGATAGTACAGGTCAATTTGTCTATACACCACCTGATATTTCTGCAGAAGAAACATTAACAAGTTTGTCAATAAATGCTAATGTACTAACATATACAGACGAAGCTGGTACAGCTAATACTATAGATTTGAGTTTATATTTAGATGATACTAATCTGGCACGACTGACATCGGGTACATTGAATGCAGGAACCGGTATAGCAACATTTAGCAGAGATGACGCAAGTACATTTACTGTAGACTTTAGTGCATTACTAGATGATACTGATACTAATGATTATGTAGACACAGTTGGGTTTTCAGGCGGTACACTTACACTAGGTCGTACAGGCTCATTAGCGGACTTAACTGTTAGTTTAGATGGACGTTATTTACAAACAGAAACTGATCCAGTATTCACGGCTGCAACAGTTTCTAACATTGCAGACGGCACAGGATTTTTAAAGAACGACGGGTCAGGTACTTGGAGTTATGATAATAGCTCATACATAACAACGATTGCGGGTACGGTTACTGGCACATTAACACCTGATACTAACGAGGCATACGATCTCGGTAGTGCAAGTGCTAGATTCAAAGATTTGTATCTAAGCGGCAATACAATATATTTAGGCACATCTACAATATCATCTGGATCAGGTGGCATTGTAGAACTACCAACTGGCAGTACAATTGGTGGAACACCAGTTTCCACATTCAATGCTAGTTTTGCCGATTTAACAGGAAAACCAACAACAGTAGCCGGTTACGGCATTACAGATACTGTAGATAGTGTAAATATTACTAGTGTACAAAATGGTCAAGCATTAATTTATGATAGCACAGCAAGTGAATGGGTCAACGGTACAAACGGTAATGATGTTTATATCATTGACGGAGGTAATGCAACCGCGGTATATACAAATGGAGATTTAATCCTAGACGGAGGAAGCGCATAATGGCGACAAAATTACAAGTTAGAAGAGACACGGCAACAAACTGGACGAGTGCAAATCCAACGCTCAGTGATGGTGAATTGGCGTATGAAACAGATACAGGGTATATGAAAATAGGAAATGGCAGTACTGCCTGGACCAGCCTGTCGTATTTTACACCCGATGCAGTAGATGGAGATGCTAATACTACATATACATTCGGAACAACAGCAAGTGGTAGTGATGCAAATATCACACTCACTGGCAGTGATTCAACAAACGATTCAGTAACTCTTGTAGCAGGAACAAATGTCACCTTAACCGTCGCAGGTGACAATATTACTGCTGCTATTGATACTGATCTTGCAAACTACAATAATAGCAACACTGGTTTTATGACAGGTAGTTCATCTAATGCACTTACTAATAAAACAGGTAACATTTCGCAATGGACAAATGATTCAGGCTATCTAACTACTAGTGTATCAGGTGCTAGTGCCGGCCAACATTTACAATGGAACGGTTCGGCTTGGATAAACACTTGGGACTTTAATTCAAGTGCAACATCTTTCTTATCGGGATTCCGTACAAATCGCTATATTGAATATAGAAATGCTTTAATTACAATTGGTTCAATAAGTTCAGGAGATACAGTAGATTTTCCAACAACTTCCGGAACCGATGCAGGAATTGAATGGCAAGTAAATAATCCGGGTACAGACTTTGTTGCTAACCTAACTCCAGGACCAACAAACATCAACACATCGTCGTATTTTAGAATTATAATCGATAATACATCTGGTGCCACTAAAGGTAGTATTTCTGGAATAAAAAGATTTGGATCAACACAAACAGTAAACTGGATAAACGGATCTTTGCCATCAGTAAGTGGAGAAGATATATATGATGTATATGAAATATATTGCTTTAGAGGTGATGGCGGATCAGATGAAACTTGGTATGCTCATCTTTTAACTGCTGGTAATAGTCTTTCAACATTACCAGACGTTGATACTAAAGCAAACAGTGGACCAATCAATGGTTATCTATTAGCATACGATAGTTCATCACAAAAATGGGAAAATACAAATCAAATAGATCATAGTATTACTTTCCGTGCAGGTTTGGCTGCTACTGGCCCTGGAGTAACACTCAACAGTCATATGTATGATACACCTTTGACAATTTCTGAAGGTGATGATGTTACATTTAATTTGGATGCTGGAGTGTATGGATCATCTGGTAGATGGACTTTAGAAAATGTAAACAATAATTTTACAGCAGATATTACAAGCGTACCAACTGTTACTTCTGTATATAATAAATGGATTATTGTTGTAAACAATAATATATCACCTGGTGTAGGAATGACAGCATTAAAACTAGACGGTGTTTCAAAAACTATTAACTGGGCCGGTGGAGCTGTACCTAAAACTCAAACTGGAAGATTTGATATCTATGAAATCGAAAGATGGAAAGAAGCAGGTGCATTAGGTGACGAATACATCTTTGTTAGACATTGGAATGATGACAAGTACGACGGTGATATCACTGGTAGTGTGTTTGGAGATGACAGTACAGTGCTTGTAGATGGTGTAAACAATACTATACCAGCAGCAAATTTAAGTGGAGCATTACCTGCTCTTGATGCAGGTAACCTTACTAATATACCTGCAGGAGATATTGTTACAGATACTACTCCGCAACTTGGAGGTGGTTTAGATCTCAACGGAAATGATATCACAGGTAATGGTAACATTGAATTAGACACAAACAAAAACTTAACTTTTAAAACTGTTGTTAGTGGCAACGACGAAACCATTGGTAGTATAATTGCTTCAAACGGCACAAACGAATTTAATAAAGTTACATTTAAAACAGGGCCAGACGATTACGCCAACAACGGTGAGGTTAAGTGGGCAACACGAGTAAATGGTACACTAACAGAAATATTTGAAATAAACGGTAGTTCACTTGCAAAAAGTGGTATGGTAATTAACCCCAGCAGTAACGCAGGAATTGATTTTAACATAAAAGGTTCTAATGACGGATTGCTTGTGTTTGTTGATTCTGGAGAAGACAAAGTTGGTATTGGTAAAGTACCTGCTAACGGTATCTTAGATGTAGACGGTGATGTATATGCAACAAACTTCCAAGGTACTTTGGTTGGAAACATTGGCAACTTTAGTTTAGCGTCTAGTATTATTGATACAACTGACAGTAGTGGAATAACAGTAACACCTGCTGTTACAATGAGCAGCGACTTAACAGTTCAAAATAATCTTGTGGTTGACAATAATATACAAGCTACAAGTGCAGACATAAGCGGTAATGTAGCACTCAGCAGTAACTTAACAGTTACAGGTACTACAACAACCAATGGTATTGCAGTGTTTGAAAAAGGCGTAATCGAAGGATTTAGTAATTTAACAGGTGCAACCGGAACTGTTGCTCACGATTGTGCTAATGGACATATATTCAAACACGCAAGTATTGCAGCAGATTTTACTGCAAACTTTACTAACTTAGGTTTAACAAACGATCACGGAACAATGATCGCACTAATACTTACACAAGGCGGCACAGCATATATTCCAACAGCAGTCCAAATAGGTGGAGCAGCACAAACTATATTGTGGCAAGGTGGTAGTGCGCCAACAGGAACAACAAGTGGAACTGACATAGTAAGTTTCAGTATTACACAATCAGGCGGTGCTTACGTAGTTTTAGGACAGCTTACATCTTATTCATAAGGAATTAATATGCCATTTTTAGCAGCCATAAGTGCAGGATTTACAAACGCTAGAGTAATATTACCAGGTACTGGTGGTGGCGGAGGTAGTAGTAGCCCAAGTGCTGACGGTTGGCAAGCTAATACAATAATTAGTGACTCCTCTAGTGGAGGTGGCCCATCATTTGGTATAAGAGGCGTTGCAGGATTATCAGATGGCGGCGTTTTTGTATCAGGTAATGAAAATGCAGACGATATAGGCTTTGCAATGTTAACAGATACTGACGGTGATGTACAGTGGGTCAAACAACTTAATGCTAATGCATATTATGCTAGATTTTATAGTGCTTCAGCAAACGGAACCAGTCTTTTTGCAACAGGTAATGATTTTGGATGGGGAGCAAATGAAGCTGCGGCAGGTAGAACAAATGTAGCTGCTAGTATAGCTGCTAAGTTTGCTAAATCTGATGGTTCCGTTGATTGGATGAAAGTTATTAAGAAAACCAGTATAGGAAGTGTTAATGATGGGTTTGATAATTCAATATCAAATAGTGTAGCAGATAGTGACGGAAATCTTTGGTTAATAGGAAGATACAAAGGTACAAATACCGAAAGCAATTTACATATTGCGAAAATAAATGGCAGCAACGGTGCTTTAATGTCTATGCACAAACGCACAAAGTCTCCAGATACCAAACAGGATAACATTTATGGTATGAAGTTAGATGCTAGTGGAAATATATATCTATTGTGGCAAGTATATGACCCTAACAGTTCTAACTCAGGAGTTGGGGTACAAAAATTAAATAGTTCATTTGCAATACAATGGACTAAAATGTATTCAGACACTACATATAATAGTGATCGTGGTTATCAGTTTGATTTGGATTCTAGTGGAAATGTTTATGTATCTGGTTATACTGGACAAAGTCCTAGTTCAGGTACGATAGCAAAACTTAATACTGCTGACGGTACTATAGCTTGGTCTAAACAACTTAATACTGGAACAAACCCAGGAACAGGTGTAGATGACATTAAAGGAATGGTTGTTGATAATGACGACAACATATGGTTATGTGGTCCTTATGGTCCAGCCACACCATACAATTTTGTATTGACCAAATATAATTCTTCGGGTGTGATTCAAAATCAATGGGGCATAGCCGGAGGTAATGGTTACACATTATATAATTCAATTAACACAATGGATATAGATAGTAATGGTAATATATTACTTGGGTTTCAGATGTCTAAAACAGGATCTGCAAGAACATCAATATTTAAATTACCAGCTATACTTGAAGCAGGAACATTTACTGATTTAGTAATTACTGATAGAACAGCAGTTGATTACGCATACAGTCCTTCTGCTATTACACACACTACCTATAGTATGTCAGATGTTAGTAGCGATTTTGAAACTGCTGATTACAACAGCGGCAGTTATGCATTGTTGCCAATTTTTACAAATACATTTACTAAAGACGTTGATCCAATTACCGGTGGTTCAAGTGGTGGTGGCTCAAGTATTGCTTGGGGCGGAGACCGTGGATTTGCTATGGGAGGTGAAACTTCAGGCCGTGTTGATGATATAGAATATTATGATATCACTACCCCTGGGAATGCTGCTGATTTTGGAAATTTAACCCAAGCAAGAAATAATGGTGCTGCTGCTAGTAACGGTACAAGAGCATTATATGCATCAGGCGGTATACCTGCAGGACCTACAAATGTTATAGATTATATTACTTGTGCTACACTAGGAGATGCTACAGACTTTGGTGACGTAACTGGCGATAACGGAAGCGAATATGGTAGAACTGGACTAACCGGTGTTGGTGATGGAACATATGGTATATTTATGGGTGGTCAAATACAAAGTAGCTATGGTTCAAATGTAATTGACCGTGTTACTATTGATACACCAGGTAATGCTGTGGACTTTGGTGATTTAACATTATCTGTTGTTAGATATGCTACGTCAACAAATGATGCCACACGTGGTGTAAGTATTGCCGGTCAGCCTCAAAGTGGTTTCTTAAACAATATGGATTATATTACAATGGCAACTCCAGGCAATGCTACAGACTTCGGAGATCCATTACAACAAATACTATATGGTAGTAGAGGTAATGTCGGTAATGATACAATAGGTGTGTTTGGCGGTGGTTATCCTGATACTAACTATGTACATTCAAATGTTCTTCAAAAAATTACAGTGCAAACCACAGCCAATGCCACTGACTTTGGTGATATGACAGCAGGGGCAATTAATATGGCTTCTACTACCAACGGCAGTAGAGGTATGTTTACAGGCTTACAACGTTCAGGTGGTTATGTTGTTGATATGGAATACATTACAATAGATACGCCCGGCAATGCAACAGATTTTGGAGACTTAACCATAGCCAAAGGAACTGCAAGTGGTGTATCAGGAAGTGCATCGTAGTTTATATTCGTCTATAAGTACAGTATGACAGAAATTGCAAAACCTAAATCTAGCACAGAAATAAAACAGATTGATCCAGTTACATTTGGAATCACACCTATATCTTCTAGTAAAATTAATCCACAAGCTGTTGCTATTGTAAATGAATTTTTGCCTGAATTAGAGCAAAAGACAAAATACTTTGATAGGAACAATTCGCAGTCAACACTAACTATGATGAGTCTTACAATGCTCAATGGACAATCTCCAATGCGTGTAATGAGACAGGTCCTTGCTGAAACAGCAAAACGTAAAATGGCATTAGCAGAAGCTCAGGTTAGTCACGCTAAGGCATTAAAAAGAATTGAAAAGCTTCAACAAAAATTAGATGACAATCCAGACGACGGAGTTACAAGTGCAAAATTACGTAGTGCATTTGTAAGTATCGAAATGATGGAAAGCAAGATAAATGGATCATTTAAAGATATTGCAACACTTGTAAATGCATATAATAATCTAAAAGAAAATTACAATGTAGAAGACTGGACTGAACAAGAATTCGAAGACAGCGAAAAACAACATCACGTAAGACGTGGCTTTGAATTAATGTATCGTAACTTAATGGATGGCGGTCGTGTGTCAACTAGCACCATAGAATATATGCAACAGTATGGTGTACATCCCCAAGTAGCAATGCTAGAAGTTCAAGGATATATAAATCTTGTGAATGCAATGATATCTAAAAGTCAAATACCTAATTCAAGTCATTTAGAAGATTTTTTAGACGAGATGTCTAACAAGTATTTTAAAAATGCAGACATTGCTTCTCAGCGTTTATATGGTAAAGAAGATATTACAAACACAGAAATAATGAGTCTTATAGAAAAAGATTGACATTGTATCGGTACGATGCTAGTATAATAGTATGAGCATTGTGTCTGACGTCCTTACCCTATATCTGCCTGGCAAGCGCAAAACTACACCTAGTGGGTGGACCAGTTTTAATGCGCCTTGTTGTGTACATAACAATGAAAACACAGACACAAGAGGACGTGGTGGTGTTATATACGAAGGCGATACTGTAAGCTATCATTGTTTCAATTGCGGGTACAAAGCAAGTTGGCAACCAGGACGTAATTTAAGTTATAAATTTAAAAAACTTTTGCAATGGTTAAATGCACCAGATGCTGATATTACAAAACTAGCACTAGATGTTATGCGTGAAAATGAAGGTGTAGAAGTACAACAACGTAAAGTAGAACTACCTACATTTGGCACTGTGCATTTGCCCGAAGACAGTGTACGCATTGCAGACATTACAGAGTTTAACAAGCATAGTATGGCTGTTTTAGAATATATGGCCGCACGTAATTTAAACTTGGATGATACAAATTATTACTGGTCTTCACAGTTAGGATATAGAGAAAGACTGATAATACCTTTTACATATGAGGGGCGTATAGTTGGATATACAGCCCGTACAGTAGGGGAAAGCAAGCCAAAGTATCTTACTGATAGTCAACCTGGTTTTGTATATAATTTAGACGAACAAGGACATAATAAAGCGTTTTGTATATTGTGCGAAGGCCCGCTAGATGCAATACACATAGAAGGTACTGCACTAACAGGCAGCGACATTGGAGATGCTCAAGCTTTGCTATTGAATAGACTAGGAAAAGATATATATGTTGTTCCTGATAGAGATAAAGCCGGTAGTAAGTTAGTAGAACAAGCTATTGATCGAGGATGGCACGTTAGCTTGCCTGATTGGGAAGATGAGATAAATGATATTGGAGAAGCTGTAGAAAAGTATGGAAGGCTATATACTTTATACAGTATAGCAAGTGCTGCCGAAAGCAGTCCGTTGAAAATTAGATTAAAGGCAAAAAAATGGTTTACATTAAAAAATTAATACGTTTAATTATATGGCCGTACACAAGAATTAGAGATGAATTACGTTATCGTAAAAGATTAAAAGAACTCAAAAAAAGAGATCCATTTATTTACAAATGAAGAAAAAAATACTTGATTATATAATGCATACTGATCCTTGGGCTAAAATATTTTGGAAGCTTTGGTTTTGGTACGGAATACGCAAAGCAATGAAAGAACGCAAAGCCAAAGAAGCAGAAAATGCTAAAAAGCCACGTATGACAAATGACGAGTATTGGGAGAAAGTACACAATGATAGAAATAATAATGTATAAAATATGATCACTTGGGGAATAAGTGCTAACAGTCACGATGCAGCACTAGCAGTATTTAAAGATAAAAAACTAGTATATGCAAGCCACAGTGAACGATACAGTGGTATTAAGAATGATCCACACCTTAATAAAGAGATAATTAACTATGCACGTCAATGGGGAGAGCCTGATGAAATTATTTGGTACGAGAGACCCTTTAGAAAAACTCTTAGACAGATTCGAGCAGGACAAAGCTTCGGGTACTTTAGGAAAAACAATATTAGTCGCTATCTTCGACAGTATGGTATATCTGCTCCTATTAAGTATACTGATCATCACCTTGCCCATGGTGCTGCCGGTTTTTATACTAGTCCTTTTGCAGAAGCCAGTGTTGTGGTTATCGACAGTATTGGAGAGTTTGATACACTCACTATCTGGAACGCAACCAAAGAAAAAGGGCTCAAACGTATCTATAGACAGACGTATCCACATTCCGTGGGACTATGGTACTCCGCGTTCACGCAAAGAATAGGATTAAAGCCACAAGAGGATGAATACATTCTTATGGGTATGGCAGCATATGGAGACCCTTTAAGATTCTTTAATGAAATATTAGAGGAGTTCTTCCACCCTATTGATAGTCACGACGGCTTACAAGGCTTGGTTAATATAGCTTGGGATAGACCCAGGGTCAAATTACGTCATAATTTGCATAGAGGATGTATGTGGTGGCGGCCAGAACTTGATACCCCACAAGACCTAATGGACATAGCGGCTGCTGTGCAATCAATATATGCGTACATATTGAAATATATAAGCAACTGGGCTAGATGGAAATCTCCTTCGGGTAATCTTGTACTAATAGGAGGCTGTGCTTTGAATTGTGCGGCTAATAGTACTATACGCAGTGATTGGAATAATGTTTGGATAATGCCTAACCCGGGAGACGCCGGCAGTGCTATTGGTGCACCTTTAGCTCATTGGCGGCAGCATATCGAATGGCCGGGTCCGTATTTAGGACACAACATAGAAGGAGAATATCCTGTTGAAGAAATATTACAAGAATTACTTACTACTGGTATTGTTGGCGTGGCCAACGGCCGTGCAGAGTTTGGACCTAGAGCTCTTGGCAACCGCTCCTTACTTGCAGATCCCAGAGGAGAAGATATTAAAGACCGAGTCAACAACATTAAACAGAGGCAACTTTTCAGACCCTTTGCACCCGCTATATTGGAGGAACATACCAAAGATTACTTTGACGGCTACACCGGACCATATATGCAATATACATCAACTTGCACAGATCCTGGACTACCTGCAATCATCCACGGGGACGGCACCAGTAGGGTACAGACAGTTTCTAAAAATGAAAGCACAGGCTTTAGAAAATTGCTAGAACGTTGGTATGAAGAGACAGGGTGTCCGTTACTGTTAAATACTAGTCTAAACATAAAAGGTCAGCCGATTGTAAACGACGAGGCCGATGCTAAAGTGTTTGAAAAACATTATGGAGTAAAAGTTTGTACGGTTGCTGCAAAAACGTAGATATATCACGGCACGAAAAAATAATTAAAGTTGACAAGTTTGCATATCGTGTTATAATTAATTATTGTAAAAATTGCGGGCAAGTTAAAGCACAGTCACACATTAGAGAAGAAAAGAATGGCAACAAGACAAAACACTGATTATGGTTATGATATACAAAAGGTATATCTTGAAATGTTTATGACAGACGCACAAAGTTTTGTGCGCTGTCAGGGTGTGTTTAATCCTGATGCGTTTGATAGACGTTTGGTAGAACCTGCTAAATTTGTAAAGCAGTATGTTGACGAACATAATGCATTGCCTACTTTTGATATTGTAAATGCAGCAACAGATAGCAACTTAAAAGATCCAGGGCAATTAGCAGAGAATCATTATGACTGGTTGTTACAAGACTTTGAAACTTTTAGCAAACACAAAGCATTAGAGTCGGCAATTCTTAAGAGTGCAGATTTATTAGAAAACGGACAATATGGTGCGTGTGAAGACTTGGTTAAGCAAGCAGTACAGATTGGATTACAAAAAGATCTAGGCACAGATTACTTTGCAGATCCAAGAGCTAGACTAGAAGGTATCAAAGATCAAAATGGACAAGTTAGTACAGGCTGGCCGGCACTAGACAAGAAACTGTTTGGTGGATTCAACAGGGGCGAACTAAACATCTTTGCAGGTGGATCAGGATCTGGTAAAAGTTTGTTCTTAGCAAATATGGGTGTAAACTGGTGTTTGCAAGGATTGAATGTTATGTACTTGACTTTTGAACTTTCAGAAGCATTGGTTAGTATGCGACTAGATAGTATGACCACAGATATTCCAAGTCGTGATGTGTTCAAAAGCATTGATGATGTTGAAATGAAGGTTAAGATTATCGGCAAGAAGTCGGGTGCATTTCAAGTCAAGTATATGCCCACAGGTAAAAACAGCAACGATATAAGAGCGTATCTAAAAGAGTACGAGATTAAAACAGGACGTAAAGTAGATGTACTGTTGATTGACTACTTGGATTTGATGCATCCAAATGCTGTTAAGATTAGTGCAGAGAACTTGTTTGTTAAAGACAAGTATGTGTCAGAAGAACTGCGTAACTTGGCTATGGAACTTAACACTATCTTTGTTACAGCGTCACAGTTGAATAGATCAAGTGTGGAAGAAATTGAATTTGATCATTCGCATATTAGTGGTGGTATAAGTAAGATTAATACAGCAGATAACTTGATTGGTATCTTTACAAGTAGGGCTATGCGTGAGCGTGGCAGATATCAAATACAACTTATGAAGACTAGAAGCAGTAGTGGTGTTGGACAAAAGATTGATTTAGAGTTTGATGTAGACAGTTTG